CAAATTCAAGGTGATAATAATCTCTTTAAAACTCTCGATCAAGATGAAGAGTTGTGTAAATTCTTAATCAAGTATTTCAAAGATCAAATTGGATCATGAAGTTTGTTGATCAATATGGAAAACAAAGAAACCTTAAAAACGCAAAGAAATATTTGATTGATTGGGAAAAACCCAGTAGAAGCAAATTTCAAACTAGCGTTAAAAAGTTCTTATACAATTATTGGAAAAACGATGTTGTCTTTGAAGAGTTTAGAGTGGTTGGAACTAGACTTACTTTAGACTTTTATAACGCCAATAAAAAAATTGCTGTAGAGGTTCAAGGGGCGCAACATACTAAATATGTGAAGTTCTTTCACAAGAATCGCCTTAAATATTCTGATCAATTAAAAAGGGATGAGAAAAAGCTTGACTTTTGCAAGGCGAATGATATAAAGTTGGCAGAGGTATATCCTCAGGACGAAATACAAGCCTCAATCTTTAAAAAACAAAATATTTATTTATGAATTTAGGAGGAGAAGATTCAGAATTTTCCATACCGACAGAAATGGTTGATAAGCTTTATGAGTTATCGGGGGGAGCGGATAAATATAAAGGTGTAATTTTAGCAGTTTCCTCTGAAAATGGCAAACCTCTAATTTATTGTAAATTCGATTGCGGTATGACAGAGTTTGCCTTAACAAAAGCTTTGGAAAATCACCTTACAGGACCATCAGAACCAATGGAGGAGGAAAAATGATATATAACTTTGAGCTTGAAAAACAACTTTTAGCGGGTCTTATTAAGGAGCCTGATAGCTTATCTGAAATTTCAAATTTTATTGGAACTTCAGATTTTTACTCTAAACAAAGCTCCCTTCATTCCACGATCTTTCGCATTATTCAACAAGCTATTGACGCTGGCGATGAAGTAGATGAAGTAATCATAGCTCAAAGAGTTAACGAAGTTGGTCTTTCTTTTGAGGATAATTTAAATCCTGCTGATTACATCAAATCATTAGCATTAAGAAAGGTTCCCAAAGGGAATGCTCTAAAAACCGCTAAAGAACTAAAAAAATACTCAATACGCAGAGAGATTCTAGAATCTTCTCAAGAAATCGGTAGCAAGATGAAGAATA